AAGGGTTAAATTTAATATCTATATCTTTTTCTTGAGGTGCTGGTTTAAAATCACTACCAGTTGCTATAATACAAGCTTGTTTTAATTCAGATGCAAATTCTATCATTGTCCAAGTTTTTGTTTCCAAATTGACACTCAAAATATATGATACATTTTTGAGTGTACCTGTTGGGGACAAACTTTTTCCATATAACATAAGAAAAGGTATTTCACGATATACTTTAGCTTGATGAGTTACTACCTCTTTTGGTTCAGCACATTGTACAGGTTTCTGTAACCAATACGGTTCAGCTGACACACTAGACAGGCACCCCAACAACATCGTTATTGACAACATTAACTTTTTCATTTTTCTGTTTCCATTCTGCAATGGCATCAGTCAATAAAGGTAAATAGTCTTTTTTATCCTTAACAAATTCCTGACACACACCATCTGCTGTTACAACCAATATGCAAATCTGATTGATCTCAATACCAGTTCGTTCTTCAAACATTTCTGCATAAGCAGATGCCTGAATGTAATAGGATTCGTTGTAACTATCTTGCCGTTCTTTTGTTGATGTCTTAAAGTCAATAATAGACAATACGCCATCAAACTCGGCAATACAGTCGACTCTTCCTGCTACTCCATACTTATCACTATAAAGACCAGCTTCTTGTGAATGAATATTATCAATACGATCTAATAACTTATCTCTTAGTTGAGTAAACAATGCATGTGGTAAAAACTTTTCTTTGTGTTTTTCCATATTCTCATTGTTTAGATAGTCTTCACACATATGATGGACAGCAGTGCCTCTTGCAGCCGCCGTCCTTGCAATGTAATTCGCCACTTCTTCACCAACACGTTTTCTCCATTCAAACAATCCTTGTTTGTTTCTAACAGAAAGAACTGTTGTAATAGATGGATACATATTTCCATCTGGTGTTTTGTATAGTCGTATTCCGTCTTTATTTGTCGCTTTAATATCCTGTAACTCTACAGGTGCATGATTAAATTTTTTCATATTATCCTATGTTTCTCATTCGTTCCACTAATCTGTCTGCCCTATTAGTAACTTGGCGATACCATTGGCTATCAACCATTTCGTCTGCTGCATCGTTCCAATCTCTTGCATCTACACCACGTTTCATACCTTTAAATTTAGATAATCTTGGGCGGCCCATATTGAACATCATGTTGGCAATGATTCTTTGAGCTTCTTCTGGTAGATCATCAAAGTCTGAGTAGAGAGTTGTGCAATCAGATAACACTATTTGAACATCCTCATTGAAAGCATCAACACATCTATCGTTATCAACTGCTGTTCCAACTTCCCAGCCATTTTCTGGGTCGCCATCTTTAACCAGATGGCCGATACCAAAAGTAGCTAAGCCAAGGTGGTCAAGATATATTTCATTGACACTTCCTTCATCATTTGCGATTTCTTCTCTAAGTTTATTAATATCCATTATTCTATCCCCATTCCTAGTTTTGTTTTTTGTATAAGATAGTTACGCACAAATCCTGAGCGAACTATATCTCCGATGTCAAATTCTACACAATTAAATTCTTTCATTTCTTGTAGAATCTGTAAGAAATTCATTAATCCATTTCTTTCATTTGTTCTTGTTAAATCAGATTGGCCAAAATCTCCACAGAAAACTATTTTTGAATCCTGACCAACCCTAGTTATAATAGTATCAAGTTCATGGAAGTTTAAGTTTTGACACTCATCAACTATGATGATACTATTGTCAAAGGTCAAACCTCTAAGAAATGATGTAGATAGGAAGTAGAAACTTCCTTGTGATTTCAAACGATCATATAACATACTGAACGCTTGTTCGTTTGGTTGTTCAAACATAAACTGCATCATATTAGAATACGGTACTTGATATAACGCAGCTTTATCTTCTTCATCGCCAGGCAAAAAACCAATCTCTCTTGTCGGTATAAGTGAACGAACTACTACAACTTTATCATATGGTGTTTCATTTTTAAGCACATCCTGTAGAGCAAGAAATACAGAAACAAATGTTTTTCCTGTACCAGCACAACCAAAAAGAAATTGGTTCTTTCCCTCTTTCCATGTATCAAATACTTGTTTTTGACTATCGGTAACAGGTTTAATATTGGTAAGTTGATTAAGAGTTATATCTTGTTTTTTTGACATTATTTAATTACCTTTTTATTTAATGTAGGTGGAGTGAAGGGGTCTGTTATGGTCTTACAGTAATCTCTGCCATAATTCCCTTCACTCCTGTAAGAACGCTTTAATTATATTAAATTGCAGCTCTTACACTTTTATTTATAATTATTGCACCAGTTGACCCTGACGATATTCCTTACTTATTGCATCTAAATTATGAGCTTTACCTATACTTGTACGCTTTTTAATTGTATTGAAGGTTTTAAGGTCTTTATTTGATCTATTTGTACCATACTTTTCTGCCATAGGGGAGTTAGGATGTCCTTCAGCAATACGTTGCATATTCTCCTTAAATCCTTCATCTACCTTATGTGTTTTTCCATCAATTCCACCGATAATAGCTGGAGCAGTAAGTACCTTCTTAAATGATGGGTGTTCTTCTAGAAAAGTTTCTAATTCACTCCAAGAGCAAAATGTATCATATGTGTCATCGTTTTCAGTATTTTTAATTGTATATGTAGGCATATTTTATACTTTCATCTAATTGGCACATGAGTATTGTGCAAATCTATAATTCTACTTTCAAGTTCTCTAACTTGATTGTATAATTCATCGTTTCTTTTTAAGACATCATAGTAAGATTTTGTTAAATCAGCCATATCTCTTTTTAATATATCCATTTGAGATGATGATTGATTTGATTCAGCTTCACCACTACGTCTTAACATGTAATCGTAATATCCCTCTCGAACCATTGTGGTTTCTCCCGATTTTTCCAATTTGCAAAATATGCCTTCTCGTTTATATAGTAGTTCTTATAGGCCTGTATAGTGTCACCTACTACTTTGCAATCGTCTGGCATACATTGTGGTAATGTTGTCAATCCTTTATTTGGAATATTCTTTGGAGCTCTTTGTAGAATCATTGATGCTCGACCTGACCCATGTATCTTTTCATATCTGTAAGTATATTCTGCAAGTGTGGCCATATATAGTTTGTACATGTTAAAATAGTTAGCACTAGACTCACGAACCCAAATGTTTGATGGATGATTGATATGACTTGCTTTCATCAATAAGTCTTCTCGTTCATCGGATAAACGCCATCGTTTAATATTACGATTGTTTTTAGTTTTACCAAGATACATCTCACCATCTAATACTCTGTGTGCAGTAGACAACAGCTGACAATACTCAGTTGCCATCTTGACAACATGTTTGTCTATATGCCACTTTACGTTTTGTATTGGGTCTTCATGTAAGTAAAATATATTCATTACTTTTCCCACCTATAAAATATGTGATCACCAATCTCTATGGTTTTCGTTTTCGTTTTAGCCCATGCTGGATATACATAATCAGCATGGTAGTGTGTTGCTCCATCTGTTATATCCAAGTCAAATTTAGTGGATAGTACATATTCTGCAAACTTAATTATTTCTTGACTTTTACTAGCATTTCTCATAACATCTGATTTACCATCACAGTACCAACTGAATTGACATTTGTGTCGTATAGGTATCATTAATTCTGGGTCTTGCCATGATGGTCTTGCTGGGCCTTGATAGACTACTTCACATATAGAATTTGGATATCTGGTATCATTCACTCTATTCAATGTAACAAATGCAACTGCAGCCCAACCAGCAGTTCCTTGGTTCTTTGCTTCAAAATATATATTTTTTGCAAGACATATAGAAGGACTTTCTTCTGCTTTTACTATAGATCCTATAGCGCCAGCCAAAAATGCGAGACAAGTTGCAATAATTATTGTTTTGATTATTTTCATATCTCATCCTTGTATTCTTTTAATAAAGTATCTTGTAATTTGTATGCTTCAATTTCATAAGGCAAGTCCCAATAATTCTCACCACCGCTTCCAGTTCTTATACTAAACTCATTACGAGCATATTGTTTCACATGAATCATCTCATGGCATATGCTTGTAATAAATTCATCTCTGTCACAATTTTTAGATATCTCAAGATGAAATACACGATTACGGTCTTCTTCCATACAAGAACCATATCGATCATCTTCTAACTTACTTAATTGAATTTCAATTTCAAGTGTTTTCATTTTTGGCATCATTTTTTCAATGCACCAAAAAGCAACATCTTCTGCAAGAGCACGTTGCTTCTTAGTTCCACCAATGACTTCTACATAATTCATTATATACCTATTATAACAGAAAAAGGGGGGCCTTGTCAACCCCCCTTTTGTATCTCAATGTTTTCACGTTCATCATAATATATCCATTGAGATAGAACGATTCGGTTAGCGTTATGATGATGAGAGAGAGGTGCTAACCGAATCTAACTTTAAAGTGTTGCCACCAAAAAAAACCAACCAGCACCAAACAATGCCACTACAAATATAAAGTCAACAAATGTTTCTAACTTATTTTCCATCATATTTTTTAATATTTCTTTCAACATAATCAATCTTCCTTATACCAAATATAGAGGGCCAGTCCAGTTGATACTGAATCCACCTTCTAAAACATTTCCACGAGCACCATTTCTAGCAGGAGCATTAAAACCAGCTGGTTTCAACACATCACCTTTTTTGAACTTTACGTCATTATCAGTGTTTACGACAAATCCCCAAACAGAACCCATTTCACCAGAAGATTTAGATTTTGTACCTATCTTAATATATTTCTGTCCTTGTTTAATCATAAAACTATTTGCAAACTCTTCTTTCATTTTCTCATTAAAGTTAGATTGATTATAATGATGTATTGCAGCTGCAAGCATATTCTCAATACCAGCAGATACATTTTCAAACTTCTTCATAATTCTTGTTGACATAATTTTCTCTCTCTCTATTAACTATACATATAATTTAACACGATTCGGCTGTAATGTCAACGC